TCACAGCCATCCCGTCCGCCGGAAGCGGACATACAGCCCGGCGCAGACGACGGCGATGACCGCGAGCACCGCCGGATAGCCGTACCGCCAGTGAAGCTCCGGCATATGCTCGAAGTTCATGCCGTACAGGCCGGCGACGGCCGTCGGCACGGCGAGGATGGCGGCCCAGGCGGCCAGCTTGCGCGTCACGTCGTTCTGCCGCGCCGTGGCCAGGATCATACTGGTTTCAAAGGCGAAGGACAGCACCTCGCGCAGCGAGCCGATCTGTTCGTTGATGCGGATCACATGGTCCTGGACGTCGCGGTAATAGGGGCGGATCGCCGGATCGATCATCGGCAGGTCGAAGCGCTCCAGCCGCGAACAGACCTCCAGCAGCGGCGAGGCGTTGCGGCGCAGCCGCTCCAGGTCGCGGCGCAGCTGGTGGATGCGCTCGATCTCCGCCATGCCGGGCGGGCGGGCGATCAGCTGGGCGTCCAGCTCGTCGACCATTCCGGCCATCTGGTCGAGAATCGGGACATAGCAGTCGACCACATAGTCCATCACCGTGTAGACGACGAAATCCTCGCCATGCTTCAGCAATTGCGGCGCGCTTTCGGCACGTGCCCGCACCGGCGAATAGCTGGTCGAGGCGCCGTGGCGCACGGTGACGACATAGCCGCGCCCGGCGAAGAGATGGGTCTCGCCCATGACAAGCCCGCCCTTCTCCAGCTTGGCGGTGCGCAGGACCATGAACAGGCCGTCGCCATAGACCTCGACCTTCGGACGCTGGTGGGCGTGCAGCGCGTCCTCCACCGCCAGCTCGTGCAGGCCGAACTGGTGCTTGACCTCCATCAGCAGCGCCTCGTCAGGCTCCCACAGCCCGATCCAGACGAAGTGGCCCTCCTTCGCCGCCCAGGCTCCGGCCTCCGCGATCGGGACGTCGGCGATGCGCCGGCCGTCGCAATAGGCGGCGCTCGCGATCACGGCATGACGGGGCGTTGCGGAATCGGAAGACGGTGGCAGGGACATGGATGCAAAACCCGGCGGGAGGCTGCTGCGAGGCGGCACTCTAAAGAGGTTCCCCGGCAGCGTCGACGAATCCGACTGTGAAGAGACCTATGGTTTGACGTAGTGGGAACCCGGGATCTGCTGGGATTTTCCGGGACCGCGTGGGACGTAGATCGTGGATTTCCAAGGGTTTTGAGCGATCCGGAGGCCGCGAACGTCAAACCATGCGTCGCCTGCTCACTCATCGGTATTCGCTGGATGGTTTGACGTGCGTACGTCGGCGAAGGAGCGCAGTTCGTAGATGATATCGGCCAATGCCTTCCGAAGGCTTCCAAGGGCGAACACGATCAACCCACCGGTAACCGTAATCGTACCAATGATAAAATCGCCGGACAAAACGACTAGCTGAATCACTCCAATAACACTGATTGCAGCACCAAAAACTCGAAGAAAAATAGCGGAAGCTGACGGGTAGCGCAAAGCGTCTTCTCGCAGGTCTTTCATTATGCCTCTCAATATCGACATGCCGTCCCAAAATGGGATTGACGAAGCGCCATCATTATCGACTGGCGTTGTCATTCATTGCAGCTGTCGCTTGAATATCATAAAAAAACAGCCTCTTTGAAGGGAAATGAACAGGTGTATCGCCCTCATTGGTGATGATTTTCAGCTTCTGACGCCGCTCACGATTGGCCAAAGCCATTGCGAAAATCTGGCGAAGTTCTGCGGCCTCAGGGAAATCCTCTACCGCGGGGTAACGACACATTGGCACACTCCGTGCTATCCCACTCAAGCCGCGTGGCCGGTGGGGGGAGGGGTCTCATCGAGACCGGGTCGATGGTGCTCCTCAAACGGGTTGTGTCAATCCCGTGACCAGGGTTTCCCAGCCCTGGCCCCCGCTGCTCGGCAGCATACCATTGTATGCCGCTGAGGTTGCAGCGTTACAGGCAGTGTGCCACCAGAGGATAGCCATGCGCAAGATTTGCGCGGCTATTTGATTCAAAGTTTCGCGCTTGCAATCTTATGTGACTTTTCACTCAGCAAGGCGAACAATGTCTGACAGGTCCGGGTCTGCTGAAATGTCGACTGGATGGCCTCCGATGCGGAGTTCGGGAGGAATATCGCTTCCTTCCGTTTGCAGCCGTGCACGGCGCCGTTCCAACAATCGGTAGAACAATACGGTAACCCGCGCCTTGTGTCGCGGAGGCAGCTGCAGGTCTTCTGCTGCCAAGAAGACGTCAACGCCTTCCACCAGATTGGCTAGCAATGCCTCATCCATCCTGTCCAGGGCGGATGGAGCCGCTGGCGTGCAATCGCTGAGCAGCATTGGGCCGATGCCCCAAGCCAACCAGTTCATGCTGACGCCCACTGGCTCACATAACCCTGTCGCTTTTTCTAGTGGCAGTTTGTGCTCGCCGCGGATGTAACGGTTTAGCATCTCGAGTGTGGTGCCAGCGCTGCGGGCGGCCTGGGTCTTCGTTTTATAGAGGCCGACCACGAGAGAAATGCGAGATCCCAGTTCATCGACCGAAGTGGGATCCTGGCTTCCCACTTCACGCTCTCCGGTTCGTGTCTTGGAAGCCATTGAATTCACACAAATAATCTCCATTGCGGACGACCTCTAGCGTGAAGCGAACTGGGAACTCTTCCCACTCTGATTTTTCTCGTTGTCGTCCGTCGAAAACTCGTGGTACTACGGTAGAAATATCGATAGTCGTAGGCGATATAATGGCAAAACCCGTAGTTCCCTTGGACCCTGCTGATCGCCGTGATTGGGTGGTATCTGCGTTACGTCGTAGGGGCAGCAGCATGCGCCAGATCGCCTTTCAGATTGGCGTCTGCCCTCAAGCTGTCGCGCAGGCTCTGCACCTGCCCTCCGCCCGCATCGAAGCCGCGCTGGCTCAAAAGCTCGACCTCGCGGTGCAGGATCTCTTTCCTGAGCGGTACCGGGCAGATGGAACGCGGCTGTGTCGCACTCGGCCGCCAGATCGCAAAGCGGCCTAGTAGCGGCGGCGATACAGCCGCCCGATTGCCAGCGAGGACGAGGCCCAGCCCAAGTGGGCGTCAGCGACATCGATCAAGGCTGCAGACAACGGCCGGCTTACGTCGACCAAAGCCACAGCCAAAGCGACAGACGCCACCGTCACATGACGTACAGCGGCGTCCTTAAAGAGTTCCTCAGAGAGTTTCATTTTCGCCCCAATTTCTCAACTCGGATGACGCTCGCAGAGCAATAGGCGCATCCACAACGGGAACAGAGATGGCCAAATCTCCTTACAAGCATCGCCGGCCCGGCAGCCTGAAAGCCGCTGTCGCGGACCTGATCGAACACTGTGGCGGTCTGCAGCGCGCTGCTGAAGTAGCGCGGGTGTCCAGATCCCAGTTGTTCAGGTACAGCAACGACAGCGAAGAAGACGCCAATTGTCATATGCCTGCCGATATCGCAGCGGCTTTGGAGCGCTACAGCGGTCAACCGGCAGTTACTGAGTGGTTGGCCGTTGAGGCCGGTTGCACCTTGTTGGCTGTGACGGTCGAGCCGGCCGCAGAGGCCATTCCCAAGAACGTGGCCGAGATCGCTCAACACGCGAGCAAGCTGTTTGCGGAGTTCGCCGCCGCTTACTCCGATGGAGCCATCGACGCGGGTGAAGCCGGGAAAATGCTGTCAGCAGGCGACGCCATGCTGCGCGAGTACATGCATCTGCGGCCGGTGTTGACCGACCGGACGCGGGGCTGACCGCCATGGCGGGAGACTGGTTGTCCGCAGCGGAAATCGCAGCTCTAGCCTTGCCGAAGCTGCCGACTTCCAAGCGCGGAATAAATCTCCGCGCGACTGATGAGTGCTGGTCTTATCGCGAGCGGTCTGGCCGCGGTGGCGGACGGGAGTACCACATCTCCTCGCTGCCGGAGGACGCCCGCATTGAACTGGCGCGACGCGGCGCTGCCGACGCCGTCGTCACGGCTACCCCGGCTCTGCCGAAGCCGCTGAAGGACGCGACCCCGGCACTGCCGGCAACGCTCGAGGCACGGCTGCGCCAGGATTACAAGCTGGCGATCCTCGCCGCTTTCGACAGCTTCCATGCCGCCAGCGGCGACAGCCTGACGCCTGCACGTCACAAGTTCATCGGCTTCTACAATGCCCGCCAGATCGACGTCCCCGATTGGGTGCGGTCGGCATGCCCCACGATCAGCATGTCGTCTCTGGAACGCTGGACCCGCGCGCGGTCGACTGGCGATGCCGCGGCCCTTGCCGGACGCTACGGCAACCGCAAGGGCGCCGGCGTGCTCGACAGTGCAGTCGTGGACGTCAGGGGCTTCATGGTCGCCGTGCTGGTCGAGAACCCCCATCTCGCCATGCACCAGGTGCGCACCCTGCTGCTGAAGCGCTTCGGCGCTGACGTCGAGCTGTTCGACGGCTCCACCCGTCCGATGCCGTCAGAACGCCGCCTGCTCGAAGCCTGGCAGGATTGGAAGAACAAGCACCGGCAGTTGCACCTTGCGCTGACCAACCCCGACGACTGGAAGAACAAGCACCGCGCCGCGGTCGGCTCCTACAGCGAGGGCATCGAACGGCCGAACCAGCTGTGGGAGATCGACGCGTCGCCGTCCGACGTCATGCTGACCGACGGCCGCCACAGCATCTATGTCGTGGTCGACGTCTACACCCGCCGCATGATGATCCTGGTGACCAAGGTGCCGCGCACGTCGGCCGTGTTTCTGCTGATCCGCCGGGCGGTGCTGGCATGGGGAATGCCGAAAGCGATCAAGACCGACAACGGCAGCGACTTTGTCAGTCGCGAGGCCCAACGCGCCTATTTCCTGCTCGATGCCGCGCATCCCACCTGCGACCCCTATTCACCGGAACAGAAGCCGCACGTCGAGCGCGCGATCGGCACGGTCCAGCATGGCTTCATGCCGCTGCTGCCGGGTTACACCGGCCACAACGTCGCCACTCGTCAGGCGATCCGCTCACGCGAAACCTTCGCGGCCCGCATGGGGGAAAGCGATGCCGACATCTTCCAGGCGGCGCTGACCGGCGTCGAACTGCAGCAACTGGCCGACGCGTGGGTCGAAAACGTCTACCATCACAACCCGCATGAGGGGTTGGGCGACCGCACGCCCCATGCTCTGGCGGAGAGCTGCGCCGGCTGGGAAGCCCGCCTGACCGATGAACGCCAGATCGACCTGTTGCTGATGCCGGCGGCCGATGGCGGCACACGCACAGTGTCGAAGAAGGGCATCCGGGTCGAGAACGCCGACTTCTGGTCGGTCGACCTGATCCCCTACATCGGGACCGGGGACCGCTTCGACGTCCGTCTGGATCCGGAGGATATGGGCCGGGTGTGGGTCTACCACTCCGAACCCTTCGCCTTCCTCTGCATCGCCGAGAACCCGGAGCGGGCCGGCCTGTCCCGCGCCGCCCTGGCCGCCGAAGCGGCCGAGCTGCAGAAACGCTTCATCCAGGCAGGCAAGGCGGCGATCCGCGCCGCCAAGACGAAGTTCAAGCCCCACGAACTGGCCGACGCGCTGATCGGCAAGCCGGCCGCCACCGTCACAGCCCTTCCGACCGCCGCCCCGCCGCCGGCCTTGCCCGCACCGTCCGCCCCGGCGGTACAGCCGTCGGCCGGTCTGATCGCGGCACAGCGGGCGATCACCGCCGCCACTCCGGCCGCCCCACGGCCGCGGGATGCCGGCGAGCAGGCCCGGACGGCCGATATCGCCCGCCGCATCGCCGCTCCGGCGCAGGCGGCCGAGAAGCCCGAAGACCGCTGGTGGCGCCGGGCGCAGGACATCGAGGCGCGGATCGCCGCCGATGCCGAGGTCAGCGAGGACGAACTGGAATGGCTGCAATCGATCGAAAGCGCGGCCTGGTTCCTGGCCCGCAAGAACGACGCCGCCCGCAAGGCGGCCTTCGCCCGCGCCGTCGAGTGACGGGCACCAAAGGAAACGGCCCCACGCGTGGGGCGCGCAGGGCCGTTCAAACCACAACAAACGAGAAGTCCTTACAATGTCAAAAGTGAACCGAGCCCGCAAGTCCGCATCGTTCGCCCCGTTGCGAAACCTGACGCTGCTGGAAGAGCTGGTCATCAAGCTGAAGGGCCGCAGCCCCGACGTCCCCGGCCTTGGCGTCTTCCATGGCCGCTCGGGTGACGGCAAGAGCCGCGCCGCCGCATGGGTCGGCGCCAGCGACCACATGGCCTATTACGTCGAGGCGAACGACTTCTGGACGCCCCGCGCCATGCTCCGCGCCGTCGTCGACGCCATGGGCATCGCCATGCCGCCCCATGCGACGAACAACGAGCTGGCGGCCAAGATCGCCGAGGAACTGGAGACCAGCCGCCGGCCGCTGATCATCGACGAAGCCGACCATCTGGCGAAGAAGGACATGATCGACAAGGTGCGGGCGCTGCACGACATGGCCTCGCCCGGCACCGCCTCCATCGTGCTGATCGGCGAGGAGGGGCTGCCGCAGAAGCTGCAGCGGTACGAGCGGTTCCATCGCCGCATCCTCGACTTCGTGCAGGCCGAGCCCTGCGACATGGACGACGCCCGCCAGCTGGCGACCCTGTATTGCCCGCGCGTCGCGGTCGCCGACGATCTGCTGCAGCAGCTGCTCGACCAGACCTACCGGTCGACCGGCCGCGTCGCGGTCAATCTGGTCGCAATCGCCGACTTCGCCGCCGGCGAGGGTCTGAAGGAGATCGACGCCGCGGGCTATGCGGGTCAGCGGATCAACACCGGCGCCGCTCCGGCGGTGAGGCGGTTCGGATGATGCCTGCGAAGACAGACGGCGGTGGACAGTACCGTCTCCGCTTGGTGTCGCCGCGTCTGTGCTGGGAGCAGATGCGGGCCAAGCGTGTGTTCATACAGCGCGATCTGGTGGTGCCCGGCGTGTCGGTCAGGACAGCGAAATCATTCCTTGAAAAGGCGATGGCCGCCGGTCTGGTCCGCATGAAGGAGCCGCGCCAGAAGTCCGGCGGTGTTCAGCCGGCGGTTTATGAACTGGTCCAGGACGTGGGGCGCCGCTGCCCGCGGTTTCGCAAGGGCAAGCTGGACCCCGTGCCCCAGCCGTTCGAACGCATGTGGGCTGCAATGAAGCCTCTGCGTTCCGGGTGGACTGTGCGGGAACTGGCCTCCCTGACGCGCTCTGGTGAAAGCAACACCTGGAACTACGTCGCGGCCCTGCGCCGGCATGGCTACCTCGACACTCTGGCCGAGGCCGTTGGTGGGGCCTTTCCGACCGAAGGCCGGTACCGGCTCAAGAAGGGAAAGAACACCGGTCCTGACGCCCCGCAGGCGTTGCGCGGTGGCCGTCTCTGGGATCCGAACCTCTCCATCCTGGTCGACGCGGTGACCGAATGAGCGGCCACCTCGACAAGGCCCGCGCCGCCTGGAATGGCGCCCCGCCCGCGTTCGTCATCGCGCTCGCCGAGCGGGCCGACCGCGACGGGCTGGCCGCCGCCGGCGCCGTCATCGGCTACGGCAAGGCCACCGTCAGCTTGGTCCTGTCGGCCCGCTACGGCGCCAACCTCGACCGCGTCGAGGCCGCCGTAGCCGAGCGGATGGGCGTCTCCCAGCCCTGCGCCGTGCTGGGGGACATCGACGACACCCGCTGTGCCCGCGAACAGCTGACCGCCCGGCGCTCCCGCTCACTTCTCGCCGGCATGCTGCGCAACGCCTGCCGCGATTGCCCAAGGAGGACCGCGAAATGACCCACATCGCACCCACCGCCGTCGCGTCGTCGCTCGACGCGTTGGCTGTCCAGATCCAGCAGCTCGCCAAGAACCCTTCCCAGCAGGCGGCGGCGCAGACTGCCGCCCTGGCCGACCGCTTCAGCGATCTGGCCCGCATGCTGCGCGCGGTGGACTTCCGCCGCGGGGTCTGGCTGGGGCAGGCGGCGGAGACGGTCCGCAGCCGGTCGAGCGGTCGGCCTTTCGTGTCCTACAGCGCCGAAGAGCTGGTCGGGCTGGCGGTCATCCTGCAGACGGCGGCCGGCTTCGCCCGCAAGGCCGTCCAGCAGCACCGCCCGTCCAGCGGCCGGATCGGCGGGGGAGACGCGGCATGAGCAAGCGCGGCTTCTCCGAAACCGTCCTGCAGGTCTTCCTGTGTGGCTATGCCAAGGTGTTGGCGGAGGGACAGACGCCATCCGCCCGCAAACTCGCCGAACGGCTGGGATACAGCGAAACCTCCGGCCTCTACGCGCGGTCCGAGTGCATCACTCGCGGATGGCTGGAGGTGGTACAGGCACCGCATGGCAACAGCCCCGGTATCCTGCGCCTGACGCCCGCCGGCGTCGAAGCGGCGAGTTGCGGCGACCAGCCCGCGAGGAAGCCGGCGTCGCGCGCCGCGTCGGCCGCACTGCAGGAGGCTGCTGCCGAGACGAAAGTCCGGAAATGCCTGTGCTGCGGTAGCCATTTCGCCTCCGAAGGGCCGGGAAACCGCATCTGCGGCCGCTGCCGCACGACCGAGGTCTACTGCTCCGGCGCCGTCGGCATCCACTCGCTGAGGCTGAGCCGATGACGCCCCGCCTCATCCCCTACGCCGACGGGCTGGTCGAGATCGACATCCCCGGCGGTTCCGGACAAGCGCTGCACACGGTGACCCGCCGCGTGGTCACGGTCCGTGACCATGGCGACGGCCGATACACCTGCCTGCTGTCCGATCCGGACCGCGGCGAGCTGTCCACCATGACGGTCGCCCCGGCCGAGGGCGGCGGCTGGATCGGCGTGCAGCCGCCGGTGTCCATCGACGGCGCCGTCCATGTCGCCCAAGCCGTTGCCGCCGGCGTCACGCTGCACCGGAGCGTCACCGAACAGATGCGCCTGCTGTCCGAAGCCGTGCTGCTGCTGACCGGACAGCAGCGCGCCGCCGGCCAGCCGGTCGCCGCCCGCATCGGAGGCGCCCGGTGACGGACGCCCCGACCCCCTCCTCTCAGAACCCCGCCACCGGCGGGAACACCACCACCCCAAGAGGTAAGCAGTCCATGGAAACCGCCACTCCGACCACCGCCCCGGCGATCCCCGCCGGCTACATGGCCGATGCCAAGGGCCGATTGGTGCCCGAGGCCCTGGTCAAGCCGGCCGACAAGCTGCAGGACCAGCTGGTCCACAAGCTGATGGGCTATGCCGACGACCTGTCGGCCCAGATCGCCCGCTTCAAGGTCCACACCTTCGACGACGTCGGCGCCTTCCTGGCCCTGCTGGCCGAGCAGTACCAGGACACCCGCGGCGGCCAGAAGGGCAACATGACCCTGACCAGCTTCGACGGAACCATGAAGGTGCAGGTGGCCGTCGCCGACCACATGACCTTCGGCCCCGAGCTGCAGATCGCCAAGAACCTGATCGACGCCTGCATCGCCGACTGGTCGACCGGCGCCAACGACAACATCCGCGCCTTAGTGGAACACGCCTTCCGCGTCGACCAGGAAGGTCAGGTCAGCCGTGACGCCATCTTCGCCCTGCGCCGCGTCGCCATCGAGGACGAGCGGTGGAAACAGGCCATGACGGCCATCGCCGACAGCGTCCGGATCGAAGGCACCAAGACCTACGTCCGCTTCTACCGCCGCCCGTCGCCCGAAGCGCGGTGGGAAGCGGTGACCATCGACCTTGCCAGTGCGTGAGGTGATGTCATGGCCAACATCATAGCCTTCAGCGAACCCGCCGCCCTTCACTACAACCCGTTCGACGGCGATTTCGGCGACGGCGAGCGGACGCTCGTCGATCAGATCGTCACCGTTCCGGAGCCGCCCCGCTGCCACACCTGCGGCGGCAAGCTGACCCCCGGCACCCGCTGCCGCCACCTGGTCGAACAGGTCGGCGACGAGGACGAGGGCGACGAGCCCGAGAGCATCCGCCGGACCGAATACTGGTTCTGTCAGCACTGCTGCGCCGCGATGGCGAAGGACGTCAACGATGGCGGCGACCGCGTCGGCAGCCGCACCGCCCGGATGATCGCCAACCGCGAACGGTCCGCCGGCACCGACTGCCCGAAATCCAACGTCACCGTTTCGGAGACCACCCGCCATGCCCTCTAAGAAGGCCGCCCCCTCTCTCGTTGTCGAGATCGTCCAAGCCACCGGCCTTCGCCTGAACGATGAAGGTGCATTGAAGCTGGAAAAGCTGCTGGGCGAGGTCGGCGCCCGCCTCATCCGCCAGTACCCGGCGCCGGTCGCCAGCAATGGGCCGGCCATCCTCGACCGGGTCGAGGCCAGGATCGCCAAGTTGATCGGGCAGCTTGAACGGGCGTCGTCCGGTGCGCCCGCGCGCGCTGAGATCGTCGACGCGGCGGCCTGTCTGCTGGCGTGGGCTTCTGCCATCGACCTGCACTCGACGCCCAACCACCAGGATGCCGACACCACCATCCCGGCCCTGACCGCGACCAGCGCGACGGAGGGCATGGCATGACCAGGATCATCGACCTGATCCACCGTAGCGGGCTGGACATGCCCGGCGTCCGGCCGGAAGTGTCGGCCACTCTGGCCGGACTGGTGGCGGTGGAGCGCGACCACGGGACCGAGAAGGCGGTGGAAGCGACGCTGTCCGTCTTCATGACCATCACCGCCACGCTGGGTGCCCGCCATGATCCTGCCGCCTATGACGCCGGCGTCATGATGCTGGAGGGGGCGGCCCGGCAACTCCGCCAAGCCAAGGAGAGCTTGGCGGCCGGCTGCGTGCCGGCCGGCGCCGTGGTCAAGCTGGGCGCTTCGACCGGACATCGGGAGGGCCGGGCATGAATGGCAGCGACACTCCCGAGCGGACCCGGCGCATCGACAGGGTCCGCAAGCTGCTGGCCGTGGCGCGCGATCCCGGTGCCACGGAGCATGAAGCCGCCACCGCCTTGGCGATGGCGCAACGCATGATGGAGGAAGATGGCATCTCCGATCAGGAATGCCGCGCGCGGGATGCTTGCGAGAACCGGACGGAGCGTGGGACGCGGGCGAACGAACCGCCGAAATGGGAAGACGATCTTGCCGGGCTGATTGGTCGCGCGTTCGCTTGCGACCTGATCTTCCTCGCTTCAGGTAAATGGGCATTCATCGGCATCGATCCGCTGCCTGAAGTGGCGGCTTATGCCTTCGACGTGCTGCATCGCCAGCTGAGCCGATCCCGCCGCACCTACATCGCTGAAAAACTGAAGCGCGTCACGGTGCGGGCCAACAAGGTCCGCCGTGCCGATCTGTTCTGCGACGGCTGGGTAGCGGGGGTCGCAAGGAAGGTCAACCGCATGGCGCGCCGGCCGGAAGACGGTGACGCCATCAAGGCGTACACGGCACTGGCCTACCCGTCGCTGACCGAGCTGTCGCCCCGCGACCGCAACGCCGACCGCAACCTGCGGGACTATGAACACCGGGATTGGCAGTCCGGCCGTCGCGACGGGCAATCCGCAGAGCTGAACGCCGGTGTGGGGGTTGGTGGGTCGGCGCCGGCGCTGATCGGCGCCGACCCTCTGGATCGTCTGGCCGAAGCCGCGAAGGGGTTGATGCCATGACCGACCTTCCTGCCACGTTCCACGAGCTGATCAGCGCGTCGATCGACGAAAGCGGTGTCTGGCCGCACCAGATGATTGTCCGGCGAGATGGCAAGCTCACGCTCAGGGCGCTCGCCCTGCCTCCCGAAGGTGTCATGGCCCATCTGGGTCGCACCATTCGGGACGGTGCCGACGAGCTGATCTACGGCATGGACCGCTACACCCAGCCGGGACAGGGAACCGAGTTCGCCGATTGCATCGCGGCCGGCTGGTATCGCCGCGACGTGGGCTGGCGGATCGGCGTCATCGACTATCGGCATGACCCCCGCATCGTCCGCCCGTGGAACTGGGGCAACGCGTGGTGGATCGCCGCTGTCGGCCATGAACTGCGCCAAGTCCTCCCGGATCATGCCGTGGTGGGGCACGCATGACCGCCGCCACCCCCGCCCTTTCAGTCTCGCTCTTCGACGGCGGCCTGGTTCCCGTCCTCCTGGTGGCCGGCATCCCCGGCCATCCCGAGGAGGTCGAGTTCCTGGTCGATGGACCGCACGTCCGGACCCTCCGGCGGGTGCGCGGTATTCCCGCGTGCCTCCCCGAGCGTCCAATGGCGCCCGGTCTGCCCAGCCTCGCCAGCCTGCTCCGCACCGCCACCCACCCCACCGAGGTCTGATCATGGCTTTCGACATCATCGTTCCCGCGCGCGGGCAACACAGACGGGCCGACGCCGACAAGGTGCGCGTCGCAATGGGCAAGACGACCGGCAAGTCGCCGATCCTGGAACTGCGCGTCGTCATCGGTTCCGATCTGGTCAAGCGGTTCGGCTGGACCAAGGGACAGCGCGTCAACCTTGCCTTCGGCCGCGAAGCGTCGGCGGAACGCGGCCAACTGGCAATCATGCCCGCCGAAGACGGCCATTTCCGTCTGGTCGGCGGCAAGTCGCTGGAGGTGCGCACCCGCACGCTTCACCCCACCCTGAAGCTGCTGGCGGCTCCGTCCACCATCGCTCCGCCGGTTCAGCTGGTCACGGATCGCCTGATCGTCCGTATGCCGGACACCTTCATGGCGCCGCGACCGATGGACAGCCTCATGGGCGATCCGCCCACGAAAAGGAAGGGCTGATGTCCGGCGCCGACACCATCAAGCTGGCGATCGCCGCCGGCGCTGCCGTCCGGCGCTTGCGTCGGGGGGACGCGGTCGTCGGCGCCTTCCGGGGTGAACTGGTCGCGCTGCTGGGCGCCGTGGTGGCGGTGGCAGCCGGCCGCCCGGCTGCCCAGCCCATCCAGCAGGATCCGAACGAACTGATCGACCTTGTGGTCGACCTGTGCCGGGCGGCCGGCATGTCCGGCACCGATCTGGCCGTCCGCTTCAACGCGGCGGTCGAGAGGAGGCCTCGTTGATGCAGCTTGATCTCTTCCGAAAGCCCCGTCGGCCGGCCAAGCGCAACCCGCGCACGATGGGCGTCGTCGACGCCGGCACCCCCGGCGCCGGCGGCCGGGCCTATGTCCGTTTCGAGTGCGCTGTCTGCGGCCACGAAACGGACTGGCTGCGGGGCCGCAGCGTCACGGCCGAGATGAAGGGTCGCGTCTGCCCCGTCTGCCAGGGCGACCCCGCCAACGTCAAACCATCCTGCGCCAGTTCCGATGAAGGGAACCCGTCATGACCGCTACCGTCAAACCATCCGACGCCCGCCGGTCGGGCGACCTGAAGGCGATCCATGCCATGCGACGCGAGCTGTCCTTGGCCGAGGACTGCTACCGCGCCCGCGTCTTGCAGGTCTCCGGCGGCCGCACCGACAGCGCCGGCACGCTGAAGCCGGCCGAGCGGGCCAAGCTGATCGAACAGCTGAAGGGGCTGGGCGCCGGCAAGAAGCACCGCGGTCGGCCGGCCCGGCCGGCGCTGACGCCCCAGCAGCGTAAGGTCCGCGCCATGTGGCTGGCCCTGGCCGACGCCGGCGCCGTCACCGACCGCAGCGAGGCGGCCTTGGCGGCCTGGCTGAAGAGCCGGTTCGGCGTCGACGCCCTGCAGTGGCTCCAGCCGGCCGACGCCGGCCGCGCCATCGAGCAGTTGAAGCTCTGGACCGACCGGATAGAGAAGGCGCCCCAGCCATGAGCCTGCGCCTGCCCATCCGCAACCTGCCGGGCGTCCTGGCCGACGTGCAGCGCCTGTGCGGCGACGACACCGCCGTCCGCTTCGCCGCGCATTTCGGCGACCGCACGCTCCATATTCCGCAGTTGTCCCGGTTGCGTGACGATCACCCGTTGGTGATGGCGCTGGGCCGGCGGGCGGCGCGGCTGATCGCGTCACAGCTCGGCGGCAACGAGTACCGTGTGCCTACCGGCCGGTGGAGCATGAGCCACCACAATGCCCGCATCCTCCGTCTGAACGGTTGGCAACCGCGGCCGATCGCCCGTGCCCTGGCCCTGCACAAGGGCACCGTCGATCGGCTGACCGCCGACCTGCAGCCGGCCGTGTCCGATCCTCAGCCGGTGACGCTGACCTGTCCCTGCTGCGGCCGGGCCTACAAGCTGACCCCGCCGCCGGAACAGAAGGAGATGGTGGCGGAAGACGACACCTCCTTCCTGTCCGCCCTGCCGCCGCTGCTGCGCGCGGCGGTCGCAGCCGGCGACCTGACCATTGACGATCTGCGGCGCCTTGAGACCAGACGGACCTGAGATACGGCGGTCAGACCACAGAAAATGCATGATGCGACGCGGCGCCCCCAGGGGCGCCGTTGTCGTATCCGGTGAAAACTCGCCCCCTGAAACGCGCGCGGCGGTAGCGGCACAATGGGGGTATGACGAACGCCCTCACCACCCCGCCCGGTCTTTCCCCGCGTCACCTCGCCCTGTTCGTGGTGCGTCCCACCCTTTCGATGATGCAAGGCCCGGACGTTCCGGGGCTGACCTCCGATGCCTCGGTCGAGCTGCTGCTCGGCACCATCGCGCAGGAGTCCGGTTTCCGCGCGCTGGACCAGATCACCGGCCCCAATGACCGGACCATCGGGCCGGCCTATGGCCTGTATCAGATCGAGCCTGCGACGCTCGACGACCTGCACGAGAACTTCCTGCGCTTCCGCCCGACCCTGGCCGCCCGGCTGGCCGGCCTCGCCGCCAGCTGGCCGTCGACGGCCATGCAGCTCGCCACCAACCTCGCCTATGCGACCGCGGTGGCCCGCCTGCTCTACTACCGGTCGCCCGTGCGCCTCGCCAACCCCGGCGACATCGAGGGCCACGCGCGGGTCTGGAAGCAGGTCTACAACACGCCGAAGGGCAAGGGGCGGCCGGAGGACTTCGTCGCCAACTACCGGCGCCTGGTCGCGCCGTATCTCTGAGGAACCCTGCCTTGCGCATTTTCAAATGGGCGCTGATCGCGCTCGCCGCCGCCTTCTTCATCGCCAACCGCGCCCTGGCCGCCGACGCCGACGCCTACACCATCAAGCTGCCGCCCGAACTGCTGTCCACCCTGGTCGACTATCTCTTCATCGGCATCTCGGCCCTGCTCGGCTGGGCCGTGAAGAAGGGCGCCGACCTGCTGCATGTGCGCCGCGAAAGCCTGCTGGTCGAGCGGCTGGAACAGGGCATGGGCTACGCCCTGATGTACGCCCGCGAGAAGGCGCTGCAGAAGGGCGCCGCGCTGACCAGCATCGACACCCGGTCCGAACTGGTGGCGGTCGCCGCCGGCTATCTGGCACCCAAGATGCCGGGCGTCCTGAAGGAACTGAACATCGACCCGGAAGGGCTGCGCGAACGGCTGCTCGGCCGGGTCGATCTGGTGGCGCCGGTGCCGTCGTCCACGGGGCTGCCGGTCATGCAGCCGGCCAGTAGCTTATGAGGGCGGGCCGTGGACTTCGGTGACGAAGGGGAGGCGCGCAGCGCCTTCCTCACGGCGGGGGCGATCTCCGCTGTGCGTGGCCGCCTGATGCAGGCCGGCTCGACCGCCTGCATCGACTGCGACACGGCGATCCCGCCGGCCCGCCGCGCGGCCCTGCCGTCGGCGACCCGCTGTGTGGTCTGCCAGGAACGACATGAGCGGGGGCTGTGATGATGCCGGATTGGCTGAAGGAATGGTGGCCGTTCATCGCCGTCTCGATCGCCATCGGTTCCCCTCTGGTGCAGGCGTGGGTCGGCTGGTCGGTCCGCGCACGGTTCGCCTCCAAGGACGATCTGGCGGCCGAGGCGAAGGCGCGCAACGAGGCGATCGATACCGAGCGCAAGTCGCGTCACGAAAGGGAGGCCGAGATGCGGGAAGCGGCGATGGCGGTGCGCGGTCGCCTGGATCGCGTCGAGACCGCCATCGAGCATCTACCGACCGCCGAGGCGGTGGCGACCCTCACCCTTCAGCTGACCCGCGTGGAAGGGAAGCTGGCCGTTTTCGAGGAGCGCGCGAACGGCTTCGTCGCGCTGTTCGAACGCACCGACCGTCAAGTTCAAATCATGGACGAGTTCTTGAGAAGGGCGAACTCATGACCGCTGACAGCGCCTTCCTGGCCCATCTGAAAGAAGACCGCCGCCTGGTCGTCCTCCGACTACTGAAGGAGGCCGGCGGCAGCGCCAACGACAGCATCCTGGAAGTCGGGCTGCAGCAGCTCGGCCATCGGCGCGGCCTGACCCGTGAGGTGGTTCGCACCGAGCTGGAGTGGCTGAAGGAACGGCGTCTCGTCACCCTGGAGATGTTCAAGGACACCGTCATGGTCGCCTCGATCACGGCGCGGGGGGCGAGCGTTGCGGACGGGCATGAAAAAGTTGAGGGCGTGAAGGTTCCCTCAATCTTCTGAAAGGCGCTGGGATGGACAACAACACTCTGCCCGATCCGGTCGACGTCGATCCCATGATCGAATGGCGCCGGCATCTTCGATTGAACCTCTTGCGCACTTTGACCAAGGTGCCCGGCTACACTTCCCCTGAAACGGTACTGGCCGACGTTGCCCGGCGGCATGGCTTCGCCGCCAGCGGCGCGGTGGTCCGGGAAGAACTGGGCTGGCTCGGCAACGTCGGGCTGATCGTGGTGAACCCGGTTCCCAACTGGCATCTTGTGGTGATGCTCACCGACGCGGGCGAAGACGTCGCCGAAGGTCGCGCGCGTGTCGATGGCGTTGCACGAGGACAGCCCTGATGGCGCGTTCGACCCTCGACCGTCTGCCCAAGGAAATCCGCGAAGAGCTGGGTCGCCTGCGGGAAGACGGATGGACCATCGACGAGCTGCTGTCCAAGCTGCAGGAACTTCGTATCGCCGGCCGCATCGATCTGGACGTGTCGCGCTCGGCGGTCGGTCGCTATGTGCAAACCATGGACAAGGTCGGCGAGCGCCTACGTCGGTCACGCGCCATGGCCGAGGGGCTGGTACGCCAACTTGGTGACGAACCCGACACGCGGATTGCCCGGCTCAACATCGAAGTGTGTCAGACGCTGATCTTCGACCTGATAAACGGCGAGGACGGCGAAGGCGCCAAGCTGGATCCCGAACAGGTGATGTTCCTCACCAGCTCCATCCAAAAGCTCACATCGGCCCGCAAGACCGACGCCGAGCTGATCCTGCGTCTTCAGACCGAGGCGGACAAGCGCGCGATCGCCGTCATGGAGGCCACGGCCAAGCGCAAGGGCCTGTCGGCCGACACCATCGCCGACATCAAGAAGGACTTCCTCGGCATCCGGAAGGCGTCATGAAGCTCCGGCCAGCCGTCGAGGATGACTTCAAGCGCCTGCCGACCGAGATCCCCTCACTCGGTCACAACGGCGGTCCGCCGTTGGACCTGTTGCTGGTCTACCAGAAGGCTCTGCTGGAGACGACGGCGCTGACCTCCGTCGTGGTCGTCGAGAAGTCCCGCCGTATCGGCTATACGTGGGCGATCGCCGCCGACGCCGTCCTGACCTCTGCCGCAGAGAAATCGGCGAAGGGCATGGACACGCTCTACATCGGCTACAACCTGGACATGGCGCGGGAGTTCATCGACACGGCCGGCGCATGGGCGCGGCTGTTCGATCGCGCCTGTTCGGCCACATCGGAGGAGGTGTTCGACGACGGGTCGGACGATGGCATCAAGGCGTTCCGCATCACCTTCGCCAGCGGCTTCGAGATCGTCGCCCTGGCCTCGCGCCCGCGCAGCCTGCGCGGCCGGCAGGGCTTCGTCATCATCGACGAGGCCGCCTTCCACGACGATCTATCGGAGCTGCTGAAGTCGGCCATGGCGCTGCTGATCTGGGGCGGCAAGGTCGCGGTCATCAGCACCCACAACGGCACAGGCCATCCCTTCAACCAGTTGATAGAGGACTGCCGCGCCGGCAAGAAGCCCTATGCCGTGCTGCGCGTCACCTTCGACGACGCGCTGAAGGACGGGCTCTACAAGCGCATCTGCCTGGTCAAGGGCGAGGAGTGGACGGCCGAGAAGGAGGCCGCCTGGCGGGCCGAGATCGTCGGCAGCTATGGCGACGCCGCCGACGAAGAGCTGCACGTCATCCCGAAGAACAAGGGCGGCGTCTGGCTGCCGCGCGAGCTGGTATTGGCCCGCATGTCTGCCGACATCCCGGTCTTGCGGTGGGAGTGCGAGCCGGGCTTCGTCGACCTGCCGGACTATGCCCGTACCGCCGTCGCCACCGCCTGGTGTCATGAGCACCTGCTGCCGCTTGTGAAGCGGCTCGACCCGGACCGCATGTCGGTGTACGGCCACGACTATGCGCGTCTCCGTGACGCCTCCGTCGGCATGCCGGCGCAGATCATGTCCGACCTGACCCTTCGCGCGGCCTTCCTCATGGAACTGCGCAACGTTCCCGACGAGGAACAGAAGCTGATCGTCCGCTTCATCCTCGAACGCCTGCCGCGCTTCGTGAAGGGCGCGATCGACGCCGGCGGCAACGGCGCCAGCTTGGCCGAGCGAATGCGCCAGCTGTTCGGCGCCGCGCGGATCGAGGAGGTGAAGTTCTCGACCGAGTGGTATCGGGTCAACATGCCGCCGTTCAAGGCCGCCCTGGAAGGCGCGTCACTGCTGCTGCCCAAAGATGCCGACGTGCTGGTCGACTTCGGTCAGCTGGAGATGCGCGACGGCGTGGCCCAGCTGAAGCGCCAGCAGGCCCGCACCACCGGGGCCGACGGCAACAAGCGCCATGGCGACGCCGCCATTGCCGCCGTCCTGGCCCATTACGCCAGCCGGCTGCCCACGGCCGAGTACGACTACACGCCAGCCCGGACGGCCGAGGCCAACAAGCGCCGCGACCTGCCGGACTTCATCGACGACGACGACCGCGGCGGCCTGTTCGGCGCCGGCGGCTACTGAGGCGACCCATGCCAGCGATCCGCGTGACCTCTCCGATCCTCGACCCGAACACCGGCAAGCCCATCGTCCGCGAGGTGCTGACCGAAGAGCTGTCCGGTCCCACCGTGACCGGCGTGCGCCAAGTGCTGGCCGACCATCCATCGCAGGGACTGACGCCGCGCGAGCTGGGCTCGATCCTGCTGTCGGCCGAACAGGGCGATCCGAGCGCCTATCTGGCCCTCGCCGAGGACATCGAGGAGAAGTTCATCCACTACCGCTCGGTGATGGGCACGCGCCGCCTGTCCGTCTCCCAATTGGACGTGACGGTCGAGGCCGCCAGCGACCAGCCGGACGACGTCGAGGCCGCCGACCTGGTGCGGCTGGCGATCGCCGACGACGCCTTCGCCGACATCCTCTATGACCTGCTCGACGGCATCGGCAAGGGCTTCAGCGTCGCCGAAATCGTCTGGAACACCTCCGGCCGCCAATGGATGCCGGCGCGGATCATCTGGCGCGACCCGCGGTGGTTCGTCTTCGACCGGATCGACGGCACCACCCTGCGCCTGCGCGACGGCGGCGCCGTCGACGGCGTCGACCTCGACCCCTTCAAGTACATCGTCCACCGGCCCAAGACGAAGTCCGGGATCCCGATCCGCGGCGGCTTGGCGCGGCCGGCCTGTTGGGCGTGGCTGTTCACTGCCTTCGGGACCAAGGACTGGCTGTCCTTCGTCGAGACCTACGGCCAGCCGATCCGCGTCGGCAAGTATGGTCGGGAGGCGTCGAAGGCGGATCATGCCGCCCTGCTCCGGGCGGTGCGCAACATCGCCTCGGATGCCGCAGCCATCATCCCGGCCAGCATGCAGCTGGAGTTCATCGAGGCCAGCAAGGGCGCCGCCAACGCCGCCGTCTTCCAGGGACTGGTCGAGTTCTTCGAACGGCAGACCAGCAAGCTGGTGCTGGGCCAGACCGCGACCACCGACGCGATCGCCGGCGGCCATGCGGTCGGGCAGGAACACCGGCAGGTTCAGGAAGACATCGAGCGCGCCGACGCCCGCCAACTGGCGGTGACGCTGAAGCGTGACCTGGTCGTGCCGATGGTCTCGCTCAACATGGGGCCGCGCCCCGCCTATCCGACCATCCGGATCGGCCGGCCGGCGCAGGATGATCTGACGTTGCAGCTGTCGGCGCTGAAGGAGCTGGTGCCGCTGGGGCTGAGGGTCAGCATGTCGGAAGTGCGCGACAAGTTCGGCTTCGCGGATCCCGACGAGACGGACGAACTGCTGGCCAAGCCGGCGCTGCCCGCCGCGTCTGCGCCGCCGCCTGATCGGGCGGTGACTGCCGATGCCCCGGCCTTGACCTCTCAACAGCCGGCCGGGCAGGGCGATGCCGTGGACGGTCTGGTAGACGAAATGCTGGGCGACTGGCAACCGATGGCCGCACCGCTGGTCACCGCCGTCCTGTCGGCGGTCAAGGACGCGACCAGTGCTGAAGACTTCGTGTCCCGCTTGGTCGCAGCCGCCGCCGACGACCATACCGGCGCATTGCGCGAGAGTCTGGCCCGCGGACAGTTCATGGCCCGTGTGGCGGCGCGGGTGGGAGCGGTCGACTAGCCATGGCCGTTCCGACCCTTACCCCCCTTCCCCCCGAACAGGCGATCCGCTTCCTGGAAGCCAAGGGCTACCGGGTCGGCTTCAGCTGGAAGGACGTCTGGCAGGAAGAGCATGCCGTCGCCTTCACCGTCGCCAAGATGATGGAGGTCGACCTGCTGGCCGACGTCCACCGATCGTTGGTGGCGGCGCTGAATGACGGGCAGTCCTTCGACCAGTGGCGCAAGGGGCTGGAGCCGCTGCTGCAGGCCCGCGGCTGGTGGGGCAAGGCGATCGACACCGATCCGCTGACCGGTGAGGAGCAGGTGGTGCAGCTGGGCAGCCCGCGCCGGCTGAAGACGATCTTCGACACCAATGTCCGCATGTCCATGGCCGCCGGCCAATGGGAGCGGATCGAACGGCTGGCGCCTGCGCGGCCCTATCTCCGCTATGTCGCCGTCAAGGACGAGAGGACGCGGCCCGAACATCTCGCCTGGAACGGTACGATCCTGAAGGTCGGACATCCCTGGTGGGACACCCACAGCCCGCCCTGCGGCTGGGGCTGCCGCTGCACCCTGCAGCAACTGTCGGCGAAGGATCTGGAACGCAACGGCTGGACCGAGACCGCCACACCGCCGCCGCTCGACCCGCGGCCGTGGGTGAACAACCGCACCGGCGAGACGGTGGAGGTGCCCGCCGGCGTCGATCCCGGCTTCGGCTACCACAAGGGCAAGGCGGCGCGCGAAGCGGAAGCGGCACGACAGTTGATGGAGAAGGCCGCGGTCCTGCCGCCGGATATGGCAGTCGCCGCCTTCAACCCGCAACGCTGGGCGGGTCCACTCGCCGACAGCTTCGCTACTTGGTATGACGGCATCGACTTCAACCGTCCCAAGGGAGAAGTCCGCGTCGTTGGAATGCTGTCTCACAAGGTACTGAACAATCTGGAAGCGAAGGGGATCGTTCCGGAAAGTGCGGCGATAACTGTCAACGACAGGGATTTGCAGCATGCCCAGCGTAAGGCTCACGAGTTGGATGGGATCATGATCCCGCATGATGCCATGCGTCGACTTCCGTCTCATCTCGCCAATCCAAGCGCCATCTTGTGGGATCGCAACCAGGATCATTTGGTCTATGTGTTCGATGCGGCGCCGGGCGGGGCGAAGCCCACTGGCAAACTCGTGATTCACGTCGACGTAAGCCGTAAAGGGCGGACCACCGAAGGAACCCGCATCCGTGTTGTGACCAACCCTCTGCACACCGCTTATCTAGTTGATCCACGGGCTTTGCGGGATCCCGGTACATTCGAACTGATCGACGGGGCGATCTGAGAGCCGCCGGGGAGGACGCCACCCCCTCCGTATTCCGTGCCCGCTGCCAGGGCGGGATCGGCGAGCCGGCTGCGCTGTTTGCCCGGTCGTCCGGCGGCTCCCTCAGAATATAGGCTGACGGGGACGAGAGGGGAAGCCCGCCAGATCGCCGCTGGTGCGCTTTGCCGGCATCCGACGCACGACGACGGCGGCGGACCCCCGGACCGGTTTAAAAACCTGTTTAAACGGCCGGCGCGGCACCATCGGATCGAAAGGGGTGCCGCGCATGGACGCCGCCGCCCTCGAAATCGACCGAAACCCCCTCGCAACTCGCCCCGGTTCATCCTTCCGTCATCCCCGTCAGAATGACGGCATGACGATCCAGCGATCCCCGATCCCGCCCCATGGCGCCGGCACCCGTGAAGTGCCGGCGCCGGTCCTTTGCGCCACCGGCCCGGCCGGCGAAGCGGTCGCCACCTGCGCCTTCTTCGCCGACCTGACCACGGCGGACGGCGTGGCGCCCCGCCGCATCCGGCTGCTGCCGGTCGGCACCGTCACGCCGAACGACGGACGGGAGCCCTGGACGGTCAAGGACGCGGCGGCCGTGGTCGCCGCCTCGCTGGCGACGGCCCCGCATGGGCTGCTCGCCATCGACTACGACCATGCCGCCGACCTTGCCGCCCCGAAGGGTGGTGCCGCGCCGGCGTCCGGCTGGATCACCGGCCTGCAGGTCACGGCCGACGGCATCCAGGCCGACGTCGAATGGACCGAGGCCGGCGCCCGCGCCATCGCCGCCAAGGAGTACCGGTTCATCTCGCCGTCCTTCCGGCACACGCAGGACCGTCAGGTCACCCGCATCATCGGCGCCGGCCTGACCAACCGGCCGGCGCTGTCCGACCTCCCCGCACTTGCTCACCAACACGGAACATCCATGGATCCGATCCTCGCCGCGGTGCTGGAGGCGCTTGGCCTGCCCAAGACCGCCGACCAGACGACCGCTGTCGCGGCGGTTACCGGCCTGAAGGCCACCGCCACCACAACCGCGCTCTGTGCCGCCGCCGGCGTCGATGCCGGCGCCACGGCCGAGCAGGTCGTCACCGCCGTCGCGTCGCTGAAGGCCACCGCCGGGCAGGTCAAGGCGATCGCCTCGGCCGCCGGCCTGGCCGAGACCGCCACGCCGACGGAAATCGCCACCGCGGTCACCACGCTGAAGGCGAACGCGTCGGCGGCCACCCTGCTGGAAACGCAGGTCGCCACCCTGTCCAGTCGCCTGCAGGCGCTGGAAGGCGACAAGCTGACGGTCGAAGTCGACGCGGCCATCGCCGCGGGCAAGTTCGTCCCGGCCCAGCGCGGCGAGCTGGTCGCCCTGGCATCGGCCAACAAGCCGATGTTCGATCGTCTGGTCGCCACCGCGGTTCCGGTGCTGAAGGCGGGCGAGCAGCTGGGCGGCGGTGCGCCGGCCGGCGGCGGGCTGACGGCCGAACAGAAGGCGGTCTGCGCCGCCATGGGGCTGTCGGAGGACGCCTACAAGAAGTCGCTGGGCGCGCAGCCCGGCAAGGAAGGCTAGGCGATGGCCGCCCTGACCAACGACCGCAACACGCCCGAACGCTCCGGCGGCTTCACGCACCTGGAACGTGACCTCGCGGCGTCCACCACCATCTTCGCCGGCTCCATGGTCGCGCAGAACGCCGCCGGCGCTGCCGTGCCGGCGGCGGCGACCAACACGCTGACCGTGCTCGGCCGTGCCGCGCACCGCGCTTCCACGGCGGCCGGCTCCACCCTGCCGGACAAGGTGCGCATCGACCGCGGCACCTTCCGCTTCGCCAACTCGACCAGCACCGACGCCATCACGATCGCCGACTACGGCAAGCCCTGCTACGCGGTCGACGATCAGACGGTCGCCAAGACCGACAACTCGGCCGCCCGGCCGAAAGCCGGCATCATCCGCGACGTGGACGCCCTGGGCGTCTGGGTCGAGTTCTAAGGAAACCGCCCATGCTCATCACCCCGGCAAGTCTGCTTGCCCTCTACACCGGCTTCCAGGCCTCCTTCCAGCAGGGGTTCGGCAGCGTCCAATCCCAATGGAACATGGTCGCGATGGAAACGCCGTCGACCACGTCGGCGGAAAACTATGGCTGGATGAAGGATATCCCCGGCTTCCGCGAATGGATCGGCCCGCGCGTCGTCCACAACCTGGAAGCCGCCGGCTACACCATCCGCAACAAGTCGTGGGAACTGACCGTCGGCGTCGAACGCGACGACATCGACGACGACAAATTCGGCATCTATGCGCCGATGTTCGGCGAGATGGGGCGTCAGACCGCGTCCTTCCCCGACCGGCTGGTGTTCCCGTTCCTGAAGACCGGCTTCAGCACCGCCTGTTACGACGGCCAGTATTTCTTCGACACCGACCATCCGGTCATCGCCGAAGACGGCAGCACGGTGTCGGTGTCCAACGTCCAGTCCGGCAGCGGACAGCCGTGGTTCCTGATGGACCTCAGCCGGATGATCAAGCCGGTGGTCTACCAGAAGCGACGCTCCTTCGACTTCAAGCGGATGGACGCACCGACCAACCAGGTGGTGTTCGACCAGAAGAAGTACGTGTACGGCGTCGACGGCCGCGCCAACGTCGGCTTCGGCTTCTGGCAGTTGGCCTTCGGATCGAAGGCGGACCTGACCCATGACAACTACGCCGCGAGCCGTGGCGCCATGCAGACGTTCAAGCGCGACCATGGCGACCCGCTGGGCATCAACCCCACCCATCTGGTCGTGCCGCCGGCGCTGGAGGGCAAAGGCCGTCAGATCCTCGAAAACCAGCGCAAGGCCAACGGCGAGGACAACGAGTGGAAGGGCACTGCCCAGCTCGTCGTCGTGCCCTGGCTCGCCTGACCGGAGTAACCGAGCATGGAAAAAGACCTGCTGATCGCCGCCCGCCCGGCCGAAGGCTTCCGCCGCTGCGGCCTGCATCACCCGCCGGCCGAGGTTCGCCACCGCGCCGGCACCTTCACCGAAGACGAGGTGAAGGTGCTGAAGGCGGAACGGAACCTGATCGTCATGGAGGCCGATCCGGAGGCCGCTGAGGAGGGCGCCGACAAGGTTCCCCAGACCAAGGCCGGGCGGGCCAAACCGACCGGCGCCGGCGCCTGACCGGCGGGGCGGCGGGTCATCCGGCCCCCGCCCCGATCGGCTCCGACGTCAAACCATCCTGCGAGCCCGGCATGTCCTACGTCACCAAGCCCGTCCTGATCGCCCGTTACACCGAAGCCAAGCTCCGCGAGCTGACCGACCGCGAGGCGCCCTATCAGGACGCCATCGTCGACACTGTGCTCGACCAGGCGATCACGTCGGCCGACAGCGTCATCGACGGGCATCTGTCCGGCCGCTACGCCCTGCCGCTGGAACAGGTTCCGACGCTGCTGACCGACGTGGCCGCGCGCCTGACCTATGCGGCCCTGTTCATCGACATGGCGCCCGAGAAGGTGACCGCCGACTATCAGGCCGCCATGCGGACCCTGCGCGACATCGCCGGCGGCACCGTCCGGCTCGACGTCGGCGGCACCACCGCGCCGGCGGCGACGGCCGACGGGATCGAGGTCGTGGCCTCCGACCGCGTCTTTGGTCGGGACAACCTGCGGGGCTGGTGATGGCCGATCCCACCGGCGCTTCGATCAGGATCGACGACGCGGACCTGCGCAAGCTGCTGGGCCGGCTGGCGGCTTCCGCGCAGGACATGACCGGGCTCATGGAGCAACTGGCGGCACAGGTCGAGTTCGACACCCAGCGCCGGTTCGAAACCCAGACCGATCCGGACGGCAACCCCTGGCCGCCGTCGCTGCGCGCCCTGGCCGAGAACGGCGAGACGCTGACCGATACCGCCCGGCTGCGCCAGTCCATCACCAGCCGCGCCGGCCGGACCGAGTTCGAAGTCGGCACCAACGTCGTCTATGCCGCCATCCACCAGTTCGGCGGCACCGTCCACCGGCAGGCCCGGCAGCAGACGCTCTACTGGCACCATGCCGGCAACACCGGCTCGGCGGCATGGCGGGCATCGCGCACCTTTGGTGACTGGAAGTTCGCCAAGAAGTCGCGGGCGAACTACAGCGAGGTTCATACCGTGAAGGCGCATGACGTCACGATGCCGGCCCGTCCTTTTCTCGGCTTGGCGGAGAGCGGCATGGCTGTGCTGGGCGAGATCGCCCGCGACTGGCTGGCCGGCGCCGGCGGGCTGGGCGCCGCATCATGACCACGCCGATCGATCTGGTCGAGGCGGTACAGGCCCGCCTCCGCGACAAAATTCCAGCCGAGACCCTGCCGGACATCAAGGGCGAAGCCGACTTCGCCAAGCTGATTTCCGAGAAGCGGCTGCCCCAGCGCCTGCCGGCCGCCTTCGTGGTCGCGACGGGGTGGAACGCCACCTTCCAGCGCCGGGTCGGCGCCGTCAGCCACGACATCGCGCAAGGCGTCGCCGTGGTGCTGGTGCAGAGCCATGCCGGTGACGCGTCGGGCGACAAGGCCCGTGCGTCGGTCTGGCCGCTGGAGCTGGCGGCGGTCACGGCGCTCGCCGGCTGGGTGCCGGCCGCCGGCTATGCCGCCTTCGCCGTCACCGAGAGCCGCCTGCAGGGGCTGGGCAGCGCCGGATCGGCCGGTGCGGTCGCCAGCACCCTGTCCTTCGTCACCGAGTGGAAACTGCACGCCAAGGAAGTCTCATGAAGCGCGCCATCGACACCATCGTCCACGACCAGGCCGCCGGCCCGGTGCCCGCGGGCACTGCGGCCCCGCCCGAAGCCGAAGCCGCCGGCGCCGCGGTCGAGACCGTCCAGGCGGTCGATCCGGCCGCGCCCCCGGTCACCCCGGAACCGCCGGCCGCCGCGCCGTCCACCACCAGCAAGCGCCGCACCCGCGGCGAGGAGTAAGCCAGCATGGCGACCCTGCCCAGCTACCCGGTCCATTGGGACCACAAGACGGTCCTGGCCGCCGTCGAAACCGCCTTCGGAGAGGGCGCCGCGTCGCTGGCCGGCGTCGACGCCGTCCGGCTGTGGGACGTGACCTGGACGCCCTTGGAGGCGGACACCAAGGAGCTGCCCTACGTCAAGCCGTTCAACGGCGCGAACGCGTCCATCCTGCTGAACAAGCGCAGCAAGCTGTCGGCCAAGGTGGCGCTGGTCGGCGCCGGCACCGGCGGCACCGGCATCCCCTGTTGGGACCGCTTCATCCGGGCGGGCGGCGCGGTGCGGGCGCAGGTCGCGGCGACCCCGGCCGCCACCATCGCCGCCACCGCGACGAAGACGTCGGGGGACGGCGCCTTCACCTACGCCCGCACCACCATGTTCGGCGGCGTCCTGCCGCGCATCGCGACGCTGACCTGCACCACCGGCGGCGGCAGCGGCGTGGCCGCCTTCACCGTGTCGGCGCCGGCGGCCGGCGACCAGCCGGCCTACAACCAGACCGGCGTCGTCATGACCACGGCGTCGCCCTTTGTCCTGCCGGGTGGAGCCGTCATCACCCCCGACGCCATCGGCACGCCCTTCGGCGCCGGGGACATCTTCACCATCGCCCTGACGCCGGCCGGTTGCACCTACACCCCGTCGAGCGACCGCGCCCGGCACAAGAGCCTCGAAATGGTGCTGACCCTGCCCGATCCGGAGGATGCAGACCAGGTGCAGCTGTGGCGCATGCTCGGCGGCCATTGCGCGATCAAGGCGACCGGCGCCTCCGACGATTACCCGTACTACGAAGTCGAGGTGACGGCCGACTATGCGGCGCCGGCGCTCGATGTCGAGATCGAGCCGGTCTACACCGACTGGCCCGATCCGCTGGTCGTCAGCACGGAAAACACGCCTGTTGCCCAGCTGTTCGGTCACGACGTGGTGCTGGAAAGCTTCGGCTGGGATGCCGGCAACACCGTCGAGTATGTGACGCGCGTCGGCCGCAAGGGCGCCCGCATCCAGGACGCCAAGGCGATGTTCAGCGCCAAGATCGAGGCACCGTCGATGTCCTCGGTCGACTTCTTCGCCCTCTGCACCAGCCGCGCCTACGGCACCTTCCTGCTGCAGCACGGCTCGGCCGCCGGCGAGGCGGTCGTGCTGCGGACCGACCGCTGGCAGCTCGACCCGCCCAAGCCGGGCGAGAGCAAGAAGGACTTCATGTTCGACCTGTCCGGCAAGGCGGTGCCGACGACCGAGGGCACCGACTGGTCGATCTTCGCCTCTGCCGCCGCCTGACCGCCAGCAAGGAACCCAAGTTCATGAGCAAAGCCGCCTTCATCCTCGACGACAGTCTGACCGTCGACGCCCCGGTCCTGATCCAGGTGCCCACATCCACCCGGACGACGGGATCGGCGCCCAAGCAATCCTTCGTCACGCGCACCGCCTTCGTCACCTTCCGGATCCCGATGGAAGAGGAACTGGACGACGTGCTGGAGGAGGTCGCCCGTCACAACGAGAAGCTGAACCGCCAGATCAGCGACGTCGAAACAGAGCGCGAGGAGGCCGCGGACGACGAAGCCCGCATCGCACTGGACAGGAAGCTGGCCGAGCTGCGCAAGACGGCCAGGCTCGGCCAGGTGGAGCAGCTGAAGGCGTTCATCGTCGGCCTGCCGGCCGGCCATGGCTTCGCCGAGAAGGACGGGACGCCGTGCGAATACTCGCCCGAGCTGATCGAGCGGCTGTGCCAGTTCCGTGCCGTTCGCAACGCCCTGTGGGCGGCCTTCCGCCTGGTCATCAATGGAGACCCAAAAAAGGGAAACTGATCGCCGCCGTCCGCCGCTGGGCGGGCGGCGATGCCCCGGCCCAGCGGCGGACGGTGTCAGCCCGTCCGACCGCATCGGACTGGGCGGAGCTGACGGGAAAACCGGCGCCGGACGGGGCCGAAGACGACAGCCCGGCCGATCCGGCTCCGGACGTGGTGCGGGTCTGGTCGGGTGTCTGGCCCATCTTCGAGCTGTTCACGATGGCCGAGCGGGTGTGGCGCTATCCGGCCTTGGGCGGTCCTCCCATCGGCCTTGATTGGGGGCAGGTGCGGGCTCTGGCCGATGGGTACGGGGTGCCGTGGGATCGTGAGACGCTGACCCTGCTGCAGGCCGCAGAGGTCGAGGCCGCCGGCATCTGGACGGCGGAATGGAGGAGGAAGAACCCGCCGAAGGGTGCCCGGTAGGGGCATATCCGGCCGGAACTCGGTACGGTGCGGCGGGTGGCGTGATGGTCGAAAATGACCATCGCGCTATTCCCGTTTGCGGTGGTTCCCTTGTCCAGCAGCACAATGAAGGTCGCATTCCAGTTCGTGGCGGACGCCGCAGGTCTGGTCGGTGGCATCCGTGTTGCCCGCGAGGAGATGGAGAAGCTCAATTCTGCAACGGGCACGGCTGGTACGGGGCTACGTCAGTCAACTGGTGATGCAGCAGAGGCGGCAAAAGGTGTCGCCTCGGAACTACGTCAGGTGGGAAGTGCCGCCAATGAAGCCGGGGCGGCACTGGACAGAGGTTTGGGCAGCGGTGCGGTCACTGCCATTGGTCGCCAGAGACAAGCCGCCAAGGGGCTCGGCGAAGAGATGGGGGCGGTCAGCGCGCGGGCCGCCGTGTTGCAACAATCGGTGCTCAGGCTTAGCGACGAGCACACGGCCGGCGCGGCAACCACTGCACACCATCGCGATGCCCTTGCGGGCTTTGCCGATGGTCTCGATACCGCCAACGACAATACCCTGACGCTGTCGAGCGCCATTTCCGGACTAAAGGGTGGGCTTGCTCTTCTCTTTTCAGCAATGGGTGGAGAGGTTCTGCGACGCTACGGCGTACAGGCGATCGAGACGCGTAAGCAGATAGAATTACTGGAAATTCGCCTGCGCTCACTGACTGGATCAGCAGTCGATTACGCTGATACTCAGAGCTACCTCGGAACCACGGCCGACCGCTTTAATGCCGACCAGTTGGCGCTGACCCAAACCTATACCCAGTTGCTCGAATTGAAGCGGGCTGACTTGGTTACGACCGGTCAGGCTCGGGCGCTGCTTGAGGGCTTCGTTAACATTCAAAAGGCGACCGGGGCCTCAACTGACACGCTATCTCTTTCACTTCAAGGTATGGCGCAGGGCTTCAGTTCTGGCGTGCTGCATGCTGAGGAACTTGCGCAGGTCACGGAGCCATTGCCTGGCCTGATGCAGGCGCTCGACCGTGCATCTGGCAATACGGCCGGCGGCTTTCGGCGGATGGTGAACGACGGCAAAGTGACGTCGTCCATGTTTCGGGATGTCCTGATCAAAGCGATGCAGGATTATGCCGGGGCGGCGGAAAAGGCCGCTGGTACTATTGAAGCAGCGGAAACCCGACGCGAAAACGCTTTGCGCCGCTTGCGCAATGAGGTGGGACGGGAAGCATCCAGGGTTTGGAACGAAGGCAGCGACATTGTTGCAGATGGAGCAAACTGGGCTACCAGTTTCCTGCAAGGCAACAGTCGCACCCTTGAGGTCAACCGGCTCGCGGCCCTCTACAAGAACCGCCAGTACGCGAACTATCAGCTTGAGCGGGCGACATCGGCTGATGATGCACTGAAATACTCCGACCGGCTGGAGCGCTTGAACCGGCAGATCGCCGAAGCCGAACGAAGCCTTTCTCAGTTGGGCGGCACGGCAGAAGACACACGTCGCGGTATGGCTGAGGTCTGGAAGGAGGTCGACACCGGCAATAAGGTCACTGCGGATCAGATTGCTGCTTTTACTGAGGCGGCGCAGGCCGCCGGTTTCAGTTACGACAAAGGGAAGCTGCTGACCACGGGTCAGGCTGATTTGGGGCGGGCGGTTAAGGCAGTAAACGACCTGCTGGTGAAGTCGCCATCGGCTTTGAAGGACATGGGGCTGGATGCCACCAGCCTGACCATGGTGCTCGAAAAGCTGAAGGAGAAGCTGGACCCAGTCACTGCCGCCATCGCTGAGTTGAACCGCGCGGCGGCCACAGTGGCGATCCTCCCGCGGTACCGCGACCTCTACACCCTCTTTGACAAGGCGACCGAGGAAAAAGGTCGGCCGCTGGACGTTGACGAAAGCGCCGACCTGACGGCGGCGTGGCGCAAGAAGCGCAACGCCGACAGTGCCGAGCAGGTGCGGCTGACCAACGAGGCGGCGGCGGCGGCCGACAGGCTGGCGCAGGCGCAGGTGAGTGGCAACCCGGCCACGGTCGCGGCGGCGCGGGCGGACCAGCAGGTGGCCGAGGCTCTGCGCGACGGCGTCATCGTCCAGGCCGATGCTGCGAGCTACCGGGCGGTCAAGCTGAAGGAGAACATGGCCGGACTGGCCGGTCAGGCCGGCGAGGCCGCCACCGCATCGAGCCGGCAGGCCCGCCAGCTGCTGGAGATGGCCGCCGCCACCGAACAGGGCGGCGCGGCCGTGGCAGCCGCGACCCTGAAACAGCAGATCGAGAACGAGACGCTGAAGGTCGGCGCCGGCGCCCATGGCGAACTGGCGAAGCGGCTGACCGAAGAGGATGCGGCGCGGCGTAAGCTGGCCGGGGCCCAGTGGGACCGTGACATGGATCTCCAGATCCAGGCGGCCAAATCGCTGGCTGAAGCCGAAGGGCTCGGGGGCAAGGCGGTCGCCGCCGCGACGGTCGCCAACCAGACGGCGGCACAGGTCGAAAAGGAAGGCGTCGCCATCGATGGCGAGCGTGCCAAGGCGATCGGTGTGAAGACGGCCGAGCTGGCGAAGTGGCAGGAACGGCAGAACTACCGCCGCTCGTTGCGCGAGACCGATGAAGACATCGCCCTGCTGCAGCGCGAGCTGTCGCTGCAGGGTGAAGGCGAGACGATCCGCAATCGGACGCTGGAGCTGGCGCGGGCCGAGCTGGACATCCGCCGCCAGTTTCCCAACGCGACCGAGGACGAGATCGCCGCTCTGCTGCGCAAGCATGAGACGACGATCCGGCTTCGCCAGGAGATCGCCGAGCAAAGGGGCCTGTGGGACGAGCTGGACCGGATCGGCGAGCGCGCCTTCGACCGGATCGGCAGCGCCATCACCGAAGCCTTCGTGCAGGGCAAGGCGTCGACGGTCAGCTGGGGCTCGGTCGCCAAGGCGGTCATGTCGGAGGTGATCCAGGCGGCGCTGCAACTGGCGGTCATCAACCCGCTGAAGAACTGGGCGACGGGCAGCGCCTCGCCGTCGCTGTGGTCGGCGGTTGGTGGCGGGCAGGCCGCGCAAGGGGAAGGCGGTCTGACCGGCAGCCTGACCAACACCGCCCTGTCGAAGGGCGCCGGCTGGGCGGCGGACAAGCTGGGGCTGACGAACGGCATCATGTCGGCGGTCGACAGCTGGGGGTACAGCACGCTCGGGATCGGCACGGTCGGCGGATGGGCGACGGCGGCGCCGGCCAGCGTCACAGCGGCGACTGCGGTCCCGATCTCCGGGGCGGTCAGCGCCAACGCGGCAACAGGGATCGCGGCGGCAGGAAATACAGCCGCCGCGAACACGCTCTACACCGGTGCCAGCAGCGGAGTTTCAGGCGCCGGCGTCGCCGGCGGCATATCCGCCTACCTGGGTGCCGCTGGCGCCGGCGCCTTCGGCGGCGGCCTTGTCGGCGGCGCGCTGGGCACTGCGACCAACAGCAAGGCGGTGGGCGGTCTGTCCGGCGCGGTGGCCGGGGCCGGATCGGCCTATCTGGCGTCGATCATGGGGATATCGTCTTTGGGCGGACCGATCGGGATGGCGATCGGCGCCGTGGTCGGCGCGATCATGGGCATGATCGGCACCCAGAAGGCGAGCGTCGGCCCCAACAGCTCCGGCAACGTCGTCATGGACGGCAAGGGCGGGTTCCGTACCGACACCGCGCTCGCCGACAACGGAGCCGATGCCGGCCAGATGCAGCAGGTGACTGACGGCGTCGCAACCGCCATGAACACGATCGTCACTGGCATCGGCGGCAAGCTGACCGGCGGCGACGGGCTGAACACCGGCCTGCTGCAGTTCTTCGCGAAGGACAACAAGTGGTACGTCACGCCGCAGCAGGGCGAGAACGCCGGCCAGAGGGCGTCGTTCGGATCGCAGGACGAGGCGATCCAGTACTATATGCGCGAGAGCCTCAAGGGGCTGATCGGCACCGGCCAGCTGACCGGCGTCGACGACGACGTCCAGACGGCGCTGAAGAACTCCAAGGCGACGACCGCCGAAGGGCTGGCCACCGACCTGGGCTTCGCCGCCGGCTTCCGCCAGCAGCTCGACCTGATGAACGCCAGCCTGGATCCGACCAACAACCAGATCAGGACCTTCACCGAACAGGCCAAGGAACTCGGCACCCAGATCCAGACCAACATCACCGATTGGAGGAACAAGGCCGGCGAACTGGGGCTGGCGACCGAAGGAGAGCTGACGGTGGCGGCCCGCCGCGGCATCGAGGCGATGATGGGGCTCGGCCCGGCCGTCCAGCCGCTGACCGGACTGGCCGCGGTGACCGAGCAGGCCAAGATCAATGTCGAGGCGTTCACGCCGGCATTGTCGGCGCTGGGCTATACGGCGGCCGAGCAGACCGACCTCGCCACGCGCTACACGCAGAAGCTCAAGGACGACTACATCACCTCGGTCCAGCTGGTGCAGCGGCAGGGCGCCGCCGCCTTGGCCGGTCTGACCAACCCGTCGGCCGCGACATCGATGTCCGACCGCTTCCGGACCTCGCTCGGTCTGGACCCGACGGCGAAGGGCGTCTCGGGCCTGATCGCGACCATGCAGTCGGTCGAGACTTCGGCCGCCCGCGGGGCCGTGACAATGGGCCAGTTGCAGGGGGCTCTGTCGCAGCTGGATCAGGCATTGATGGACGGGCTGGTGAGCGGCGAACAGTACAGCACGCTGGTCAACAGCCTGACCGCCGCTTGGTCGACGGCGAGCGGCGTACTGGGCGCCCTGCGGCAGGGAGCCATTGCGGTCGAGCAGGCGATCGACGCGAATTGGCGGCCCGATCTCGACGCCCGGCTGTCGGACGCCGGCCTCTCCGGCGGCGCCATCGAGGCCCTGCGGCCGACATGGCAGGCGGTGCTGGACGGTGCCGCTGCCGGCGCCGCCACCGCGGCGCAGATGCGCACCGCCCTGGCCGCCCTGGACGACCAGCTGCGCGCAGGCACGGTCACGGCCGATCAGCATAAGGCCGCAGTCAGCGTGCTGACCGCCGCGTGGCAGGACAACGCCACCGCGGTATCCGCCGCCGCCGAACAGGTGTCGTCGACCTGGTCGAGCCTGCTGTCCACCGCCGTCCAGGAGGTCGCGGAAAGCTGGCGGTCGGTGGTGTCGGATGCCCAACAGGCCGCCACCGCATGGGGCAATGTTGCGGACAGTCTGGCGCAGGCCAGCCGGGACGTCATGACCGACGGCACCTATTCGAACCTCGGTCCGCAGGGCCTGCGCGATGCGGCCAAGGGAGAGTTCGACCGGCTGCAGGGCGTTATCGCAACCTACACCGACGCGCAGAAGGCCGGCACGGCCACCGATGCCCAGCGCACCGCTGCGCTGGACGCTGCCGGCCAACTCGACGCGGCGGGCAAGACGTACCTTGAGGCCCAGCGGGCTCTGAGTGGCGACGGCACCGCCTACGACCAGACCCTGACCGACGTCCGCGCGGTGTGGGACAGCACCAGCCAGCTCGGCCTGACCCTGAAATCGGCCGAGACCAAGCGGGCCGAGGATGCACAGGCGACCATCGACCGGCTGGAGCGGCTGACCGGCATCGGCAGCGCGCAGCGCGTCCTTCTCGACCAGATCAAGGCGGCGATCGGCAGCGGCAACACCAACATGACCGAGTTGCTGGCACTGATCCGCCAGACACCCGGCTATCAGCGCTACAGCGCACCCAGCGACGTGCAATCGCGGTGGGACGGCATGTCGTCCGATGTCCAGCGCTCGGTCGCCCACACGCTGGGGTACAGCGGCGAACCGACCGACGCGGCGTTCAATGACTTCATCGTTGCCAACGGCAAGGCGTCGCAGTTCGAGGCGCTGGTCCGCACCGGCGCCGGCGGCGTCGACCGTAGCGGCGTAACGTGGCTGGAAGACTTCTGGGCCCGCTACCGCGCCGCCCTGTCGCTGCCCGAGGGCGAGCGGTCCAGCCTGTTCGCCGGCATGATGTCCGAGAAGGAGCGCGTGCTGTCCTCGCTGCCGGCCGCCGCCTTCCGGCCGATGTACGAGCGGGCCGTCCAGTTGCCCGAAACCGACATCGAGATCAACATCGAAGACGCGGCCCGTCGCCGCGGCATTCCCGGTTTCAAGGATGGCGGCTGGCATGCCGGCGGGCCGCGGCTGGTCGGTGAGCGCGGCATGGAGATCGAGGCGACGGGTCCGGCCCGCTACTGGAGCCACGAACAGACCCGCGACATCCTCAGCCCGAAAATGGTGACGGTGGACATGGGGCCGGTGGTGACGGCCATCGGCACCGTGCGCTCGGCCGTGCTGGAGATCGGCGGCCAGATCGCCGCCATGGCCGCCCGGCTGGCCGGGATCGAGGACGCGATCGACGGGCAGGCTGCCGAGATGCGCCTGCTCGGCAACAAGCTGCAGAAGCTGGTGACCCGATGACCGCCCTGATCGCCTGGATCGCCGAAATCGGTCTGACCCGGCCGAACGGCACCACCGAGACGCTGTATGTCAGCGACACGCCGATCCTGCCGTTTCCGCCCGACGATCCCGACCGGCCGAACCAGCCCTACCGGTCCCGGCTGGCCGGCCCGCCGCCCTATTCGGTCGGCACCCATGCCGACCTGTCGCGGCTGGCCGGCGACGTCGGCGCCGGCAGCATCGACCTGCTGAACGGTGACGGTGCCGTCTCCTATCTGGCCGGCTGCGCCATGGGCGCGGTGCATGTCCGGATGGGGAGTGAGGGCCAGTACTGGCACCAGTGGACGCCGGTCATCACCGGCCGGGCGGAGGCGCCGCAGCCGACGCTGTCCGCCCGCTCGGCCGGCAAGGTGTCTCTGCCGCTCTATGACCTGCGCGCCAGCCTCGACAGCGACGTCGTCACGCGGACCTTGGGCGGCACCAACGCCGGCGCCGTCGGCTATGACGGCACGCCCGACGCCGGCAAGGGCGACACCGTGCCGCTCTGCATCGGCCGGCCGGCCAACGTGCCGGGCAAGGCGGTCAACACGGTCTCCAGGACGTGGCTGCTGGACGACGGGCCGATCGGCACGCCCGGCGCGCTCTATGACCGCGGCGACGCCGCCAACCTCGGCTATCTCGGCAACATGTCACCGGCCTTTTTCGACGCCGCGACCTTGTCGTCAACGCAGTATGCATCCGACAACAGTCGCGGCTTGGTCAAGCTCGGCGGCACCATCGGTGGCGACCTGTCCATGGACCCGACCGGCCGCACAGACGCCGGCGAGACAGCCGCCTCGGCGATACGCTGGGCGCTGACCCGGCGGGGCATCGGCACGATCGGCGATACGCTGGCGGGGTGGGCACCGGCCGCAACGATCGGCGCTTGGTGGCCCGGCGCCGTGCGCTATCGCGAGCTGGTCGACATGATGGCGCGGTCGGAGGGGGCGGCCGTCCTGCCCGACGCGCTGGGTCGCTGGCAGGTCGCCCGGCTGGACGTGCCGGCCGGCCCGATCGCCAGCATCGGCGAGGGGCAAATCCTCGACATCGGCGTCGACGACCAGGATTTGGCGGTGCCGGCATGGCAGGTCACGGTGAAGGGGCGCCGCAACCATTTGGTTCTCGACCGCAGCCGGACCGCCGGCATCCTGTGGGACACCGACCGCGAGGTCTGGCTGCGCGAAGAGTGGCGCAAGGCCGTGGCGAAGGCCGACTGGGTCAAGGCGCGCTGGGGCGACGATGCCCGCTCCGTCGAGGTGGAAACCGCCTTGACCAGCCAAGCGGACATGGAGGCTCTGGCCTCGCGGCTGCTGGCCCTGTTCGGGCCGCGGGCGTCCGGCGAGCCGCGCCGGTCGCTGTGGGTGGTGGTGGAGATGACCGCCGCCCGGCTCGGCTGGCCGCTGGGCACGACCCTGCACCTTGGATATCCGCGCGAAGGGATCGCCGACGACATGCTTCTGGTGGGCAAGCAGTTGGCGTCGCCGTCGCGGCACCTCATGCGCCTGCGGTTTTTCGGGTGAGATGATGGGAACCGCAGCCGTCCTCGACGAAAACCTTGCGCTTGTTGCCACTCTGACCGGTGGCGATTGGGCGTTGCCGCTGGAAAACCTCTTGGATCCGACCGTGAAGGAGACGGTCGCGCGCTGCGTTTCCGGCGATCCTGCCGACGCATGGTTTGACGTCGTCTGGGCTGGTCCGGGCAAGCGCTTCGACACGCTCGTCATCGCCGGCGGATCGATCGACCCGCGGGCGACGTTCCGCCTCACCTGGTACAGCCACCCGACGGACCGTTCCGCCGGCTCCGTCCTGCAGGGCGGGCCGGACGCGGCGTGGCTGCGCGTCTACCCGTCGCCCGACCGGCGCCGGGACCGGAGCTACTACGCCGGAAACTACCTGTCCGGCGGCCAGACCGCCCGCGACCTGGCCGGCAAGACGCCGCAGCTGCTGCACCGGCCGGCGGTGTCGCCGCGCTGCAAGGCCCTGCGGGTCGAGATCGACAACAGGGGCCGGCCGCTCGACCTCGGCCATCTGTTCATCGCCCGCGCGTTCCGGCCGGACTGGCCGCACAACTGGGGCATGGTGCTGGAACCGGTCGACAACAGCCCGGTCGACGCCACGCCGGGCGGACGCCGCATCCCGGACCGGCGGCCGGCGCCTGTGCGCAAGACGGTGCGCTTCGACGATTTGACCGAGGACGAGGCCATGCGCTTCCACGACCTCGGTCTGCGTGCGGGCAAGACCGACCCGCTGCTGATGATCGAAGACATCACCCAAGGTCGCCACCAGTGGCGGCGGGTCAAGCTTGCCACGCTGGAGGACGGCGCGATCCCGGTCACGCAGACCGAAGGCGACCTGTGGTCCGCCACTCTGAAACTCCTGGAGATCATTGGATGACGACGCCTCCGACCTCAGCGATCGACCGCCTGTCGGGCCGCTACTACAACGAGGATGCATACAGCGCGACGAACCCTGGCGGGCTGGACGAGAGCGACGACGGGTTGACTGCTGGGCACGTCGTTAATTTTCCGGCGGCCCTGGTCGACATCGGCGACGCCGCGGCCTATGTCGGCGCGGTTGCCGACACCATCACCGCCGCGCAGTCGACCATCACAATGGCTTGGGACGCCGCCACCGCAGTATCCGATCCCGGTGCCGGCAAGCTGCGCGCAACCACGGCAACGCCGGCGGCGGGCAGCTACAGCCTGCTGGTGTCGGTCACCGACGGTGCCGGTGCCGACGTCAGCGGCATGCTCGCCGAGCTGGGCGCCAGCAGTTCGGCCGCGAAGGCTCGTGCGCGGATGGTAAAGGTGGGCGATACCGCCAAGTATCTCGACCTCCAGGTCACCGGCATCACCGTGGCGGCCGGCTATCGCGCGGTGGCTGTGACCTGCCTCGCCGGTCCTGGTGGCTTCGCGGCCGGCGACGCAGTGGCGCTTGGTTGGGTGCGGACCGGCGACGCCGGCCAGGCCGGGGCGCCGGGAGCGGGTCCGGCCTGGGCCGGAACCTCCGGAGGGGCCGCCAACGCCCAGACCCTGACCCCGTCCGCTCCACTCCCCAGCCTGACCGGCAATCCTTCCTACGAGTTCCTGGCCGGCTACTCGATCACAGGGGCGGCGACGCTGAACGTCTCGGGCACCGGTGCGGCGTCGATCCGCAGGGCGGATGGAACGGCAGCCGGCGGCGGTGATGTCGTCGCAGGCACGAAATACGTGGTCACGCTGGTATCGGGTCAATGGCGGCTTTCCAGCGGTGCCGCCGGCGCTGGGCCGGTCTGGTACGGCACCAGCGGCGGCACGGCGAATGCCCAGACGCTTGCCGGCCCGCTGACGACACTTGCCGGCAATCCGTCGGTGGAGTTCATCGCCGGGCAGACCAACGGGCCGGTGACCCGCTCCAACATCTGCTACCCGTCGGCTGATTTCGGGGCGCCATGGGCAGCCTTTGGCGCCGCGGCGGTCACGATCAATACCACGGTCGCTCCGGACGGAACGATTGCTGCGGATACGGTCAACGGCGGAGTTGGCGCAGGGGTCAACCGCGGGATTGCCACACCAGCCGATACCGTGACGCGCTGTTATTCGGTATACGTCAAAGCCGGCACATCGACCGCATGCAGAGTGTATTTCAACCATGGCGCGGTGGCGGCGGGGGTGAATGTTGACCTGACCGCAGGCGCAATCTCGGCTTGGACCGGAGCGCCTGTCGCGTCGGGTATTGAGGCAATCCCCGGCGGCTGGTGGCGCATTTTTATCGCCACGACCAACAACAGCAGCACGGTTTGCGGGCCTCACGTTTTTACGGTCCAAGGGTCTGGGTCGGGATCGGTCAACGTTTGGGGCGCGCAGATCGAAGCTGGCAGCACGCCCACGACCTACATCCCGACCACGACCGGCGCCGTTACGGTGACGGACGGGTATGTGACGCTTGCCGTCGGATCGACGACGGCCCGGCCGCTGCTGGACTATGCCGGGCAGGCGCTCAATGCCGCGGCGGTGACCTACGGTCGCAAGTACGTCGCAACTTATGATGGCTCGTCCTGGCGGCTTGCCGGCGGAGTTGGAGCGGCGGCGGGTGCGACATGGTGCGGGGTGGCGGCCGGCACGGCCAATGCGCTGACGCTCACGCCGGCTACGCCGCTTCCCGGTTATACGGATGGAGCGACCATCGCTTTCGTGACCGCTGGTTCTGAGAATACTGGTGCTGTGACTGTGTCCGTATCCGGCCAACCGCCGGTGCAGCTGGTCAGCGTCTCCGGCTATTCGTTGTCGCCGCGCGACCTGAAAGCCTCTACGCTCTATGAGGCCACGTATTACAGCGGTACCTTCCGGCTTGCCGGCACCGCTGCTGGCGGCGCAATCACAACCACGGGCCTGCTGTGCCGGATCGATGCGGGCGACGCGGCCTGTTACTCAACCGGTCAGACGCTTGCCAATCTCGTCGCCTCTCCGGCTGACGGGCTTTCATCCTCGGTTTACGCTTGGGCTCGCGGGGCATCCACCAGTGCCGGTTCGGACGATCCGACTTTTAACGGTAGTTCTGGCGGTATGTCGGCGTCTGAGTACTTCGGCGTCGATGGTGGTGACTTCCTGTCGCTGGACGCCGCCAGCAACACGACGTTCCTTGACAGTGTGCACAAGGGTGCCGCGATCGGTACTATCGCGGCATGGGTATATCTTGTTGCCGACGGCGCGGTTTTCGGAACTGGAGACAGCAACGCCAAGCCGGGGTTCTATTTCAGGGTCCATCCCACAGCGCCATATATCAACTTTACTGTATACAACGGTTCTGGTGTATGCGGGACGTACCAAGGTTCTTCCGCCCCTGCAGCAAACAGTTGGGCCTTTGTCGCGATGTCGTTTGCAGAAGGCGTCAGCAATGGCAGCTTCTTCGCGTATAACGGCATCTATTCTCAGGTTGGCAGCAGCAACACCTTCACGTTGTCCTACACGTCTCCTTCGACGTCGGCCGCTGGCCGCAAAGCGGCTTGGCTGGATTATGGCGCTGCCAGCGGTTACGCCGCGGTGGCCGGAACGCGCATTGCGCAAGCTTTCGTTTGGAACCGCGCGTTGACGAAGGCCGAACTTGACGCAACCTTTAACGCAACTCGTGCGCGCTACGGAGTGTGACGATGGACCTTGTCGAAATCCGCATCCCGCCGGAACCGTTCGATCCTGCGAAGTACAAGATCGCCGGCATCGACAGCGTTGTGGACGAAGCGGCCGGAACCATAACGATGCGTGCGGTCGTGGTGCCGCTCGATCCTGGCGAGGCCGAGGCTATCCGAGCGCAAATCGCAGCCGACAAGGTGGCCGCTATCAACGCAGAGCGTGACCATCGGCTCGGCATGGGGGCACCTTATGCCGGGAAGCGGGTCGAGGTGTCCGACCGTGGCCGCGCGGACCTCGGCGGCATGGTGTCGGCGGCTATGCTGGCGAGCAACGGCCTTACCGCTTGGAGTGAGGGCTACGCGCGCGGGTGGATCGCGATGGACAACGAGCGGGTGCCTCTGCCGACGCCAAACGATGGCATCCTGCTGGCGGCATTTGTAGGCGACTGGTACGGTCGGACAATGCAGCATGCCCGTGACCTCAAAGATGCAGCGCTGACCGCAGTTGATCCAGCGACCATCGACGAGATGGCGGGCTGGCCGGATGTGTGA